TCCCATTTGATTGTTTTGTTGCGCTCCCATCGGAGTTTGTTGTTGTCCAACCAGCAGCACCACCTCCAGCCCCAGAACTCCCTGCAGATGTTTCTTGGCCCAAAAGGCGAACATAAGTTAAAGGAGCGACATTTGATCTCAGGAACGCCTTTGCGGCGTAAGTTCCATACATAGGAGATTGATAATTGCCATCGCGATATATATCACCACCACCCATTCCCGGGACAGTGTCACCAAACATCTCGACAAATTCAGAATAAGATTCAACCTTAACGGGCTGCATCGCCAAACCGCGCCTTGAGCGCCCGATTACGACGGGGCCGATAGTTTCTGCTTGGCGAGGTCTAAAAGAATTATCAATTTCGTTGATAAATACCCCCGGAGAAACAAACTTAAAATTACTAACTGGCATTATTTAAAACTCCTTGTACACAACTCATTAGTTGTTTAATAATCATATTTAAATAGTCTTCTACGCAACGAAAGGTATTTTTTCAATTCAGGAAGTGAGATTAAAGAAGCCTTCTTCATCTTCTTTAACTATACCCTCCATTGGGAACATGATTTCAACAAAGTTTTCATCAACTCTGACAATTTGTTGATCATCATTTTCGCCTTCACCTATTAAATATCCTAAAACCCTAATAGAAACTTCAGTTGTATACATACGACTCTCTTCATTCAAATTTGAAGAATTATTAGTCTGCGTAAAGCCTTGCTCAATAAAAGCTTCATATTTGTGCCCATTTCTTCTTAAAATAAAGGAATTTATCTGGCCTGTTCTTGCTATGAACGGTGTTATCAAGTCATTCATTTGCTGCTGATATTCGGTTTTAATTAAAATTTTATATTCAACGTTTATATAGACTGGGATTGGAATCGATAAACTTTTTATTACTATTTTTTTATTGACTCTTGGATAATACTTCTGACTGTTTCCTGAAGTGTAATTTCTTTTTCTAGTGTTTCCAACAACGGCAAAATTCCTTGTCTTGTCCTCGACTATCTTTTTGGCTATAATCATGCGCCCAACTCTGCCATTTTTATCTTGCGAAAAGAGATGTGCTTGAAATGAACCTTTTCTCGATGGATCCTTCAAAATATTTGTCCTCTCGATACTGATCAGAGGCAACTTAAAAGCACCGTCAGAATCTCTAAGATTCTTATCATCTTTTATCTGAAATGCGCGCTCTGGAGCCTGCCACAAGACCGGAACTTTTGTCCACCCCTCATTGGTCCTGGCACTTAAATCTAAATCCTCCTTGAGCCATTCTACGATGGAGTAATCAATGGTTTCAATGCTAGACGCAAGCATGCCAATCTCCGAAAGCTTAAAGTCGGTACCGGGTGGCAACATAGCAAAATCAAAATTTTTAGGTAGCATCAAACATCCCCTTTCTTGCTCTCTTACATTTTGCGGTTATTTCAAACTCTTGATTATCTTGGCCAAATAATAGCTTCGGCTGGACCAAACTTACTATTTCATGATAGTTGCCATTATATAATACAAAATCGCCTTCTCGAACATACATGTTCTGGTCTTCTTCAAGTCTTCTTTTATGGAAGTGTATATCAATTTCCCAGATTTTATCGATCCCCGCTCCTTCCATATATTCGGTAGAATAATTTGTATATTCCACAAGAGCATAAACACGAACAGGCGGAAGGAAAGTCTTTTCTATGGCTTCTCCGTAGAGAGGGTGGAAGTTTGTTGTTTCTAAATCAATGGAATAATATATAATTTGCTGACCAATTATCTTTTCTATTAATTCGTCGTTGACTTGCTTTACTAAATCGCGCTCTTTCTTCCCTAAAAACAAAGGAGGAGGAGGTGCTGCCGGTCTGTTCCATTTATCTTTTGGCATTTATATATTATCCTACAAATATTGGTAAAGGTGCCTGTCTAAGAGCGTTTGCGGCGGCTTCTGTAGCTTCTGCGTCGGACTTGGCCAACTCGTTATAATTAATTCTATCGATAATCTCCATTAATTTATCCTTAAGTTGCTGTTGTTCTTCTTTTGCCTGTGAAAGCAACTCTGAATGATTCAAAGTCACGCTTTCGCCAGGAATAGGCATTGTTGTAAATTTACCACGGATTTGACCCAGCATCTCTTTGCAAAGCGCCAATGCATATTTGCGGATCCACTGCTTACCAATAGCATTAATATTTGTATATGGTATATTGTCAAAAGGCAGAGTATTGAAGTTATTAATACCTCTAGTGCCATCATCGTATTTTGCATTTGGTTCCCATGCATCGCCTTGATCAACATAAAAGTTAAGCCATATGCGATCTAAACCCGAACCTGCAAAAGCATATTGATCAGGACTAGGAAATAGTCTCAACATGTTGTCTTTTATTTCAAATGAATAATGCGATGTTCTAGTGTAGATTGAATCTTCATACATTATCGCTTGTAATTTATTTTGCCAAGTTGGAATAACCTCAAATGTAGAGTCGTCAGCAAACTGGCCATATGTTGAATAGTTGCCAACAACGCCAACACCACCGTAATATCCATAAAAGCGCCACATCGCGCGTGGGGACATATAAAAGACTTTTGTAATAATAACCCTTTTATTGCCAACTTTTCCACTAAAATCAACAGCATTGCCGGTATCATCTAAACCTGTGCCCGAAGCAGAAGAGAGAATCGTCTGAAGATCATAATCTTGCTTTCCGTTCGTAGGCTTGAAGGAGCCGGAATATATGGGGGTTGTGCCACCAAATCCTGCTGCTGTTGCGACAGCATCACCGATCTTTCTGGCATACGAAAATTGGAATCTCGGATAAGCCAAGTTAACATTCTCTGGCCCCGTTATTCTTTCGCCCTTATGATCGAATGTGCCTGTTGTTTGGCCAAGAACATCAGATAAAATATTTTCACTTTGATGCAAGTTGACAATATATGAATATTCCAGCACGGCTTCTTCATATGCTGCATAAACATTGGAAGGGGTTAATTCAATGTCTACGACATCGCCACCAAGCTTTTTAAAAACGTAATCAACTTGTGTTGCGGCACCAGTTAAAAATTCATCTGATGAGGTATATACGCCATATGGAACGGCTGCGGCTACATCTGCCGCAGTCCCAGTCGATGTTAAGATAATGGTGCTAGTTTGGGACGCCGGGGTAATATCGGGCATTGACAAGGTTTCCTATAGGTGGTATATTTCAATAGTAAGTAGTTTTAGAAATACAAAAACCCCCCCACCTAGAAGATGAAGGAGTCGGTAAACGAGTACTTTATTGTTTTATTGGCTTGTATTAAGCAATGTTGACAGAAACAGCTTCAGATGTTGAAAGCACATCTAGAATTTTTTGCTTAGTAAGTCTTTCGTTCACATCAAGTTTTAATATTTTTGCTACTTCTAGAAGACGAGCCTTGGTGTCTTTGATACTTAGTTCAAACATAGGGCTAGCCTCTGGCTCAACAACCGGTTCGGACACCACTTCTTCGACTACGGGTGCCGAATTTATTTCAATTTCAACCGGGACTGGTTGCTTCATTTCCACTTCTGCTGGCTCAACTTCTATTTCTATTTTTCTCGACACGCCTTTACTTAATTCGGCTTTCTTTCTAAACATAAAATTATGTTTTTTAAAAAATTTTCTTCTAGCGCTCATTATTCTTCTTTTTTTGCCCATCTTATACTCCGTTTTTAAATGGTTATAGAGGTAAATAGTTTTATACAAAAAAACCCTCAACCAATGAAGGAAGAGGGTCTAAAAGATAATAAATTTAATTATCTTTCTTGGCATGACTCAACATAATCAACACTAATAGTGTTTGCGGCACCTTCTCTAGCTGCAGCATGTATTGCTGGAAAGAGAATAGTATCGTCTTTTGGAAGGTTACTGCTAGTCGATGCCTTCAAAGTGCCATTGACATATGCGTGAACCGAACTACCATCAAAGTGCCAACCCAAAGTTAACCAAGTGCCATCTGCAACGGTAGTATCCAGATCTGTCGAGGTTTCTGAATCTCCTACTGACGTTAATAATTTAAGCGCAGCAGAGGCAGCACCGTCGACAATATAAAATCCAACACCGTCTTCGATATCATTGCCGTCAGTTTCTTCACTCCCGCCGGCGGAACATAGCCCTATATAAAAGCCAGTACCAGAAATATCACTAGTCATTATTCTACAACTAAACCATACCTCTCTTGGACTAGTAGCATTGTCCAGCCTAAAACCATGGTTGATTGCAGTCATATGAGTCTCCTCGTTATCGCTCGTACCATGTAAAATTTCTAAGATTCCACCGGTAAAGCCATTGTCGAGGGTAATTGTATCACTAGTGCCATCAACATTAGTTCTCCAAACAAGACTGTCAATTGCGGTAGCTTGTCCTAGATCTTCATCCTCAGCCAAACCAACAGATCCCATTGGTGTCAAAAAATCATCCCAAAAGCCGAAATATTTTGCCCGCATGAGCATCCATGGAGGCATCGGTGAGCCTGACTGTCCTGCCCTATCATCATCTGTATTTGCTGGACCTCTGTTGATATTTTTAAGTACAGCTTCGACGCGCGCGCGTCCTAATCTTCTATTTCCCATTTTATCTTCTCCTTTTATAGTTAAATTATCGATAACCTGTTATTAATCGCGAATAGTGACCAGCCACTTCGGTCAAAATTCTTTAAAAGGTCAGTGGCCCCAACCCTCGGAGAATAATCACAAGTCACTTATAAATAGTTTCACGCTTTATCTTAAGCACATATAATAAAAAACCCGCCCCTAATAAAAGGAGCGGGCTGAGAATAAAACGCTATCCTAAAGTTTAGGAAGTTGCGCCGGCCTCACCCATGAGTCCGCGAACGATAACTAGACCATACATATCTGGACGAACCATCTGCTTCGCATAGCGGGTCATGACCCCCTTGCGAGGCACGAAGTCCTCTGGTCCAAAGATGGTTGGAGTTGTCTGGAGCGGGACGTATGGGGCGTAAACGTAACCAGATTCAAGGAAGCTGGAACCTCTACGACCGACGAGAATCACGTTACGCAAGAAGTATGGATCAACGATAACGTCGAACTTCTTGGAAAGTGAACCAGTCTTGACAGCACCGACAGAACCAGTCTCATCATCAGCAGTAACGCTAGCGCGGAAGCCAGCGGTGAACTCAAGGATGTTGGCAACTTCAGGTCCGCAGACGATGAAGTTAGCACCACCACGAAGAGTCTTACGGTGAATCTGAGCGGACACATCATTGATAGTCTCAATCAGAGTCTCGTACCACTCGGAAACCGTACCGGTGAAGTCTGGAGCAGCAGAAGATGCGCCAATTTCAGCACCAGTGACACGATTCACGAAAAGACCCGGTGAGCGGGACCAGTAGTAGGTTGCAGCCTTAGCACCATTGACAAGATCTGCAAGGATCTCGCGGTCAATCTCTAGAGCAATCTGCTCGGAGAGAATGCCGGTCAACTCGACCTCTGCATCTAGGTTGTGGTAAGCGTTAAGATCCTGTCCTAACTCTGGAGTCCACTTAGCCTTGAGCT